GTGGATTTTTGTCTTTCGTCATCGAAAAGTTGTGCTAAATTAACATCTATGGTTCTATCAAACTCGTCAATTTGTTTTGAGTTTTGAACCAGTGGTGTTGGGATAGATAAATCTGTATTTGTCGCGGTTTTATACCTTAAAGACCCTAAAATAATTCTTATATCATCCATATTAATTTGTGATAGTGTTACTATTTATCCATTTTGTTCTAAACCTATCAAAAGATGAAGCACCTCTTTTTAATCCAAAGTAAAAATGAAATGGTGCACCAACAGTGATTAATTTATCATCAGGATTATTAAAATCCCAATATTGTCTTTCAGCGGTAATAATAATACTATTCGCTGTTGAACTACTTTTAACTGCGTAAATATATCCTTTTTGATATTTAGTTTGGGATATGTTTGTATTTTTAAAATACCTTGAAACATCTAATAGTCTATCTAATGATTGATACCTGTGTGAAAAAACTTCTCCATCCACAATGTAATCCCAATTATTAGATGATTTTCCAAAAATACTATCACTTGAACTCCCATCAATTAACCACTGTGACAATGGAACTCTCTGTGAGAATACTGCAAAATTATTAAAAGAACAATTACTTGTTATTGGTACTGAACTATTAATTATTGTACGTTTAGGTGTTATGTAATCCCTTGATTGTGTATCTGATGAGTAAAATATACCTATAACATCATTACAATTAAAATAAATTGGATTTTGTTCACCAGGGAATGTTGTGTCTGGGTAGTTAGCCGCTTCAAAAGGTGCTACACCAAATTCGGAATTAATAGATATCATTTGTGAATAATCAGAATCTATTAATCCTCTTGTTCCACCAACACCATTATTTCGTCTTCCGTTTGTAAAATATGAAAAGATGTTTAAACCACCTAATAAATTACTAAGAAAAGTATTGTCAATAAATCTACTAATTATGAATAAATTTAAAATATCGTCAACATTTCCAAAAGTACTCGGGTCTAATTTATTTACCACATAACCATCATATTCATCCGACATAACCAATTCTTGAATAAAATTATTTCTTGGTCCTAAATCAATCATTGTTGTTGGATATCCTATATGGTCTGCTGTCCTTTCAAAACTATCATTTTGTAAATTATATTTTGTACATCTATAATAATAATTTCTTGTTATTGGATGAAGTTTTATAACATCCTCACAATAATCCGGAATTGGTGCGTTTGGTGGATTAGATAATGGTGATGTAAACCTTCTAACTTCATTTTTAAAAGGGAAAGCATATAGTGTACCATTCACCCAATTATTTACAAATCTATGTGAGAAAACGTTTCTACAAGCACCTAATAAAACCAAGTTTCTAGCTATCCATTCAGCTGTCAAAGCTAAATCCCGTGGTAAGGATATAAAAATTGTTGTAATCAGTTTATAACAACCAAATTCAAATATAACTTTACCATTTTCACGACGACAACCACCGTCATTTACTTTTATAGTACCGTTAGGACCGTTTTTTTCACAATCATAACAATCTAGATTAACTGAACCTTGACATGTGAATGAATTTAAAACTCTTGTAATCCCTGTTGAACCAGCCAAATCGGATTGTGCATATTCTAATTCTCCAGAACCCACAGAACCAGATGAACCCTCTGTTGACGTTACATCTAAAACACCACTTTCTGGTATAATAAAAATTTGAAAATTATTATTTTTTTGAAGAACCATACCATTACAACAATACTCTTCAACATTTGTTGATGTTGGTAATCTGTCAGCTCTCATAACTATTTGATTATCATTACTTCCCAATGAAAAATTCAATGTATTACCAGTTGTGTTATAAATTGGTGAAAAATAATTAGATGTTACAGAATATGGTGCACGGTCTGTTTTTAATTCAACCCTTGCGTCATCAATATAACCTCCGGCGAACAAGTTAGTAAACATTATTGGACCTCCTTCAACAATTTCATTTTTAAAATATCCTTGAGTATATTGTGTATTAACAGAATAATACGCTATTGGGATGGTTATTGGCAGTCCTGTTGATGGGTCAACACCTGGATATGACCCAAGCCAATTATATCCAAAACTACCAAAAAATCTAGTAACAATTCTCCAACTAAATCTATTACTATTACTAACTTGTATACCAAAATTACTATTTAAATTAATTACCTCATTATCTAATTGTTGTTTCACATTATCAACTTGACCACCACAATTAACTATTACATTTGACGGTGAATTATTATCCATACTAGAATAGAAACTTATTAAGTTTGAATTAAATCCGGAATATTTTGAAACAATAACACCCGTATATGTAAATGGTATACCATAAGTATATCCTGTAAGTTCTCCAAGCACCTCAACTTTTTGTGGTTTATATGAAAAAGAATTGAAAAATAAATCTTGGTTGTTATTTGTATACGTATCTGTAGAAACATTACTTCCGGCAGAGATACCATTTATAACTGTTGGTGTGTAATTACTACTTTTATGACTTATGTTTTTGAAACCACCCTGAATTGGTATGTTCATATGATATTCTCCTTGCACAGTTATATCTTCTGTTGCGTTAACACCACTATACCCAAATAAAATACCTAAACCATATTTTATTGGTACTTTAGGAGTATATGGGTCAACACCTCTGTTTAATATAAGAACACAAAGATTTTCATAATCTTCAACATATTGAATTGGGTTTAAATCTACATTGAAAATATCATTTTCATCTCGGGCAGCTATTCTACCCATTAAAATTGTGTTATTCAAATATCGATTATTTAATGTATTGTAGTTTGTTGTTGTACTACATTGTCCACTAAACTGATTATAAGTCATACCAGTAATAACTTGAAAGTACTCAATATCTGTTGGGAATTTATGATAGTTGTTGGTTGTTTCCGCTGTTATACGAACAGAATATGTTATAGAATTATTTCCACTTCCATTAAATCTAGCGTAATTTACTGTTATGTTTGTTTGACCTGTTGATGTAATACCTGTTATAGCCTTGTTACCGTAAATATTTAAAGTACCACCTATTGTGTTAATATCTTTAGATTTAGTTGGGTCTTGAAAAGATATTAATTGTCCGGCATTTAATTTTGATAACGATTCTGGATTACATAATATTACAATTGTATTGTCATAATGTTTTTGCGTTTCTTGTGGATTAAAATTAACAGATATTCGATTAACACCACCACCCGGATTATTTGTAGAATTATTGAAATATTTTGACTTCAAATTGAATAAATTAATTCTATCCGCAAATGGTAACGCAGTTGTATAAATTTGAAATCTTCTGGTGCCGCCGTTGGTGAGTGTTTCAGTCACTTCATTTAAAAATGGTGCTCCAATATTATTCGACGCATATTGAAAATTATATATGTGACCAGTCATATTATCTTGAAAAGCTTTAGCTGTTTGATTTTGAAAACCATTTGGATTAGTTGGTGATTCTACAGGTATTTTAAAACTATCTACAGCAAAAAGTTGTTTAAGACCTGGATTCAAAGTCAAGGTAGTAAAATTTTTATAAGATGTTAAATTAGAACAGGGAACTAATAGATTACTTGAAGTTGATGTTTCTTCATCATCAGGGTCTTCTTCATCCGGAGTATCACCTTGTTTACAATCACAAAGTGAACATTCAGGATAAGTCAAAATCGGTAGATTAATTGTTTTTAATTTCATCTTCATAAGTCTTAACCAAAGTGCAAAACAGAAAGCCGATAATGCGCCGTACGCAAGTCCCGCCAATAGAAGAGCAGCAGAGAAAGTTGGGCCTACCGCTGAAACACCAAAAGCACCTGAACCAACTTGAACCGCAATAACCCCATAATATATCGACAAACCAAGAAGTAGTATTCTTAATAGTTTTATTACAAAATAAAGAAAGTGTAATAAAATCACAATAGCATACATTATTGGTGAAAGTATTAGACTAAAAAACATAAAAATGATATATAGTATATCAAATCTGAAATTACCATCGTTTGTTGGGAATGTGTAATTTGATGTAGTACAAGTATCATCCAAAATATTTTTTATACCAATATATCTTTCAAAACCATTTCCACTTCTTACAGCACTTATAAATTGTGAAACAGTATATACTTTGTTGTATTGCATCATATAAAACCTATCTTCACAATCGATTGCGTATTGTATAATTTGATTTGTTTCCGATGTGCCCGTTAAAGCATACTCATCCCAATCAACACTAAAAGCATAAGAACCATCTTCATGAACACCCTGATTTTCCCTTATATTGGGTACTAAAAAATGTGCTCTTCTAACATTTTGACTTAAAGAATTTGATTGATTCCATTTTACTTTAAATCTATATTTAGATTTTGTTGGTATTCCTTTTTCTGGGTCATTTGATAATACCTGTTCACCGAACTCATTTGTTATGTAATAATCTAAATTCATAGGTACATCAATCATCCACGCACCATTTTCATCAATTACTTTACCACCAGATTCAAGTTCGAAACTTTCCAATATTGGTCGTCCCAAATTGTCTTGAAATATTGTTTGTCTAATAGCTAAAATTTCACCTGGACCGGTTGTTAAATTACACAAGTGTCCAGCTCTACTTGGTGGTCTACAACCAATAGATAAAGCAGTCCTGTCAGGTCCTGAAATTATTGAACCTATAAAAACGGCGGTTGGTTGGATAACAATATTAGCTTCGGCACTTAAATCAAAGTCTGTTCTAGTTATACCTAAATTACATATTTCAGGTTGACCCCATAATGGTTCAACTTCTATAATCTTATTTACTGTTATAATTTGTGGTAATTCTCTAAGATTGTTTGACGATTTAAAATTTGTACCCGAAACTTGTGCTTCAGTAGCGACCCCCATTCTAATCAAATCTTGTGGTGATAAAGAAAATTCACCGATATCGGAAAGGTCTACGTCCATTACAACAGTCTGTTGCCCAACAGGGACTCCAAAAATCATATAATCCCCACTATCATTCGTTACAGCATTAAATTTGTAATACTTATCATATACTTGTATTAAAGTAGGGTCTGTAAGTACGTCTGTTCGTGTAAAAAATGTCCCGGTCGGTACGTGTGCACTATATGATTTTTTATATGGTAATAAATTGTATCTATACCCGTCTTCATTTAAATCAGAAAGTGATTTATATGGGTAAAGTTCTGATATTACAGGATTAGATTGGTCTTCACTATCAATCGGTATAAATACCGAAACTTTTGCGTTAGGAATACCAAATCCGTTGTTTACACTAACTCGACCAACAATTACACCATAATCAGCACATTGTCGAGTGTAAATCTCACTTTGTAATATTTTTAAGGAAAGAATCTCTAAATAATCAAACTCTTGGTCAATCTGTACTTTAACAGATTTGTCTACACCTGGTTGAGTTCTTATTCTATATGATTTTGACATATTTTATCTTTTTTAATAAATAGTTAATACACTATTTTTAAAAGATAAACCATAATATTTCAAAATAAATTATTAAGAGAAATTAACTGTTTTTAAGTTTTTAACTCTTATATTAATATCTTTGTTTGGATATCTTACTTGATATATCTGTGTTGGTTCAGCAAATATTGTATCATCAACCAAAGCTATCTGTTTTGTTGTACTGTCAACATACCTTTGAGAGGTTTGTGATGATGAATATTGTCCACCAACTTTATTAAAAATTTGAATGTCAGATAATGATATTACACCATTCTCACTTTGGATTAATCTTCTCAATTCAGATACGTTAACATTTTCACCCATATTTCTGGTTGTTGGACTAAAATATTCTGTAACAATATTAATAACTTGTGATATTACGGTACCTTGGTTTTGACTATTGTCCAAAACAACATCAATATTTAAATTTAAATCAATTACATTCGCACTTTGTATCGATACATAATCATTAATCATTCTGTAATTTGAAAGATAATTAGCAACGTTACTTTTCAATGTATTAGATATAACTTCAGTTAATTTTCCTGAATCATCATAAGACAACATTTGAATTATAATTTTGTTGTTGTTTTCTGTAATAGATACTTTAGCCGGTGCACCAAATTGAGATGGCATCGTACGAATGATTGATTCGTAATCATTCACCGTCACAGCTCTTTTTTGTGATGAAAAATTATAAGACACTAAGTTTCTAACTTCTTCTGTTGTTGGGAAATTAGCTCCCCCAATTGCAGCGGTAACATTAGTACATCTAAGAGAATTTATCACCGTAGTGTTTACACTCTCTGAAGGTCCATTAACAAAGAAAGATATCGTACCAATTTGGGTAATAGAGTTTACACCAATATTACTACCAGTACCACCACCAACTCTATACTGGACAAATAAAGTTGTGTTTGGTTTCAGTGTACTACCTAAAGCTAGGTTATTTGAATATTTGTAAAGATTTAATTGGAAACCATCTCTTGCAAATTCTCTTAACTGTTCATCCGCTGATTGACTTCCCCCACCAAAGGTCATTTTAAGGAATCCTTCAGGTGTGAATTCAGTTATAAATTTTGTACTTGTTTGAATGTACTTCCCAACCTTTATACCTGGAGCGTCAGACACTTTTGTTGGGTCTTCAACAAAAACTCTGTCTTCAGCTAATGCGTCAACTTCATACCATCTGTTATCTAAACCTAAAAATTCTTGTGCTGATGGTATATTGGTATATTGTGTACTATCTTTCAAAAGAACACTGGTAACACCTAACACATTTTTTTCTGGTAAAAACAACTCATAAAATGGTCGAACATCATTTGGTGTAATTACTTTTTTAAATACTTTTGTTGTACCGTTAACAACAGTTTCTCTTTTTGTAATCGTATAATTTAACAATTTATTATTAGAATCAAAATTTGGTATTTTCAATCTATTTGGGAAACCTTCAGCGTTAGTTGGTGAAGCAAAATCAATATCATAAACAGTTTCGAAAACCTGACCAGCACCATTGACTTGAGAACCTCTTCTTAAAATTCCACAATATCTTAAATCTTCTTTATCACCAAAAGCTGGAACAGTGATTGAAAAATCAACTAATGCTACCGATGGTCTCATTCCTGGTATTTTCAAACCATATGTTTTAGCTATGTTGAAAATTGATGACCTTTGTTGTGCATATTGAAGAACAGTTTCTTGGATACTTCTATCAATATTGAATTGTAAATTGTCTGTTACAGCAGCATTCAAATCAAGTAAAACGGAGAAAACCGACGCGTCATTAAAATTCTGAATTGTATCCGGATAATAAGTTTTTGTAAAATTTATTAATTCGTTTCTAATTGATTGGAAATCCCTTGTAGTATAGGATATTTTTTTGTTTGCCATAATTTTAAATGTTAATAATTACGAAATCACTACTGTTAAAAACATCATTATTGATATTATAATCAATTTTAACTTTAGCGGTGTGTTCTTTATCTGTTATGTTTGGGACTCTGAAAACTCTTTCATCATCCTCATTTATGTAACTACCCTTATCTTCTTCACCATCTGAAGCTGATGTGATACTGATATTTGTAATTGTTATTCCTGGTAGATATACTGAAACGGATTCTCTTATTTCTGATTCTATTTCAGAAAATGTTGGACCATCTAAAGGTTCAAATAAATACTCATACAACCTGGTACCAAAATCTGGTAAATAATACCTACTTCCTTTTCTTGACAACAAGAGATGTATTAAATTTGACCTGGTTTCTTGTTCACTATAATCGGATAAATCTAAATATTTTCCATCAAAAGAATCTCTGAAGGGAAAAGTTAAACCATATGTTATTCCATTTGCCATACCTATAAATATAATGTCGTGATTATTTTTTATAAATACCGTAAAATAAAAAATCACGACGTTATGTCGTGATTAGTATTGTAATTAATTTATTTCTAAGAACCACATCCAAAACATTCAAATTCTGAATTTGTTGGTTTTTGTGTCAACTCCACTGTTGGTTTTTCAATTGGTTTTGGTTGACCAACTTTAGATATATC